CATAAACAAGTTTTCCGTCGACATAAATGTAAAGCATCATTTTTTGGCTGAACGATGTCGCAACTGTTTCTTTTCCGTAGACTATACCTATTGGTTTCAGCACAACGTGAACTGTAACCCATTCATTGTCAGGGATTATATTTGGTTTTGAAAAACCGCTGTTTATTGTATATGCTTGCTCTTCCGAGCCGCAGTCTTGAATAAGGTATTTATATCCGATGCTTCCGTCATCTTTTACCTGAAGAGCGAAAGCGTTACGGTAAAGGTCTGAAAGGACGTTATATTTCTGATTGACGTGCTTGAATCTGTCAGCCGTCAGTCCGCCGCATCCTCTGTGAAAGGTGATAAAGTAGTTCTCGTCCTTCGGCATCCGTATATCTGTAACAATGGCTTCACTTCCTTCAACCCAAGTGTCCGCCGTGAATCCGTCACAGGTTCTGTCGAAGAGAATGAATTTGTTGTCTGTCTTGAATTCATATACGTTCGCTTGCGTAAGGGAATGCCCGTCAGATGTCGTCAAATCTTTTATTGACGGCAATTCTGAATCGGGTTTGGAATAGTCATCGTTGGAATATATGTCGCAATTACATTCATCATATCTTTTTTTCATATAATTGTCGGCAAAGTAGTCCTTGCAACCGCAGAAATCCCCTTTTCTTTTATGACAACCGGGTTTCTTGTAGTTCATAGTCCAATCCTCATTCTCAATCCATACGCCGCCATTTGTTGTCGCCCAAACCGTATTGTGTCTATAAGTGTTAAGGATTTCAGGATAAGTTATGATAACGTCATAATCGTTAGTCGCATTACCATTGTAGTATGAACCCCCACTACAGTTTCCGTAACAATCGTCTTCGTCGGCATATCCGTCTGAAATATAACCATCATTATTGTAGGAAATTGGTTCGCTTTCAACGAAATAATTCGTCGTCTCGCAAGAACCGAGATATCCGTCAGCAAAATAATCGTCAGCAAAGTAATCGTTGAAGATATCTTCGAACGCGGTTGTCGGGTCGTAGTTTTTCCACCACTTATTTTCAGCCCTTGTGCCGAAATAGAAGAATGTTCCCTTATTTTCGGGATATCTGTCGTTCAAAGTGTATGAATCGTCTGCAACTTCGTCGGTTTTCTTGAATGTGAATTCGAAAGAGAGACCACTGCCAACGTTTGACGGTAAAATATGGTAATCGCATCCGCTTTTGAAGAATCCCTGAAAGAAACCTCCGTTTAATTCCGCTATCTTGGTATCATTTTCGTATGTGAAACGGTTTCCGTAAGCGAAAATGTCGTTATTTCCGTCAATTCTGTTCAAAATGAGACGCATGTTTCCTTTCGCAATGTTATAATCAGAAGATGTGAACAGTTTTGTGAATTCTTCGTTTGATATCGTGTATTTATCGAACTTTATCAAACCGTTGTCCACGCCAGTATAACCTATATTATATAATGAGAGACCGTTATTGACTGCTTCATCCCAAAAATAAGTTCCTGTAGAGCAGAGTCCTTCGTCTGTTATACAGGATTCTTCATTTGTGTCGATATATGCCGAAAGACACCTTTCAGTTAAAGAACCGTCAATCAATGATGAGCCGCCCAACCGGTCTTGCGCTAAGAAAAAGTCCCAAGACTCGCTTCGGTCAAGTTTTACGTCGAATATTGTGCGATTGTGGTTTAATATATGGCTCATATTTACTAATGTGCAGCCTTTTAATTGACTGACACGCTATTTATTTAATAAATAGATTGAAGCAAAGAAACATGGGCATGAAAGGTCATATTGTTAAGATAAATGAGGAACAGTATAAATTTCTGAAAGGCGGTGACACAAAATCGTTTGTCGGCAATTCAGAAGTAAGTGTTGGCGGTCAAGTCAATCCTGATGAAACAGGCACCCCCAAAACTACTGACGACATAGGTGGTATGGTTACGGCACAGGGTTATAACCGTTGGCCGAGACGACACATGAATTTCGGTGAAAGTGTTGATAAACCGTCAAATGGTGATAATAATGGCGACGGTGTTGACGATTTCTACGATGACAAGATTGTTGACACGTTAAACAATGGTAATCCCAATGATAACGCAACGTTAATACCTAACACCATCGAAACTAAGGTTGATATGGTGTTGAATATGATTAACAACGCAAATTTGAATGCCGTACAGACAGCAGCCGTATTAAACAAAATTATTGAGAGGATTGATACCAAAAAACTCACATATAAGCAAAGAAAAGACTTGGTTGTTAAGTTATAATGATACACTTTTTATTTGAAGGCGGTAACTCTGATTTGAAAGGAAGGTATTTCCCGTTAGGAAAGAACATACGGAAACACCTTGAGAGCGTATTGACTTCATATGACGGAAATAAGGATGAAATGGGTTACAAGAGACTGAACAATCTTCTTCAAATGCAACCCGGAATATCCTATGCCGAATTAAAGCGTATCAAAAACTTCTTTGACAACTACAACGGAACGGACAAATCCACAGAATACATCCTCAATGGTGGAGATTTCATGAAACTTTGGGTAGACAACACATTAAATACAGCAACCAGTGCCGTAGAAAATTGGAAAGAAGCCCAAAAAGAAGCGGGTGTTCAGAATGCATACAGAAAACCGCATGAAAAAGACCGACAGACTAAGGTTCAGAAACCGAAAGTCGCAAAAGTGAAGACATCAAACGTAGTAAAAGGTGTTCACAATAATACTGCCGTACAATATGAGTCAAAAAAGCACGGAAAAATTGTGTATTTGACAGAAGAACAAATGTATAAGTTAATTAATTCTTATAGATTTCGACAATAACGTCGATAAATCAGTATCCAATACTTTATTATCAGAAGCGTTTAATGCCGGTGGAATCATCGGGAATGGGTGTGTATGCGTCCTTAATATTCTGATAACCTCACTCAACAACTCAATCAGTCTGTCACCATATGGTAATGGGTGCGCCAACTCATAAATTTTCTTCAGTTCTTCTTTGCTGATTAACTCTTCCCTATCAGCAAGGTTGAAATATGTGGGGGACTCGTGGGACAGAATGTTGATTCTGTCGGCGACGATGTTGATTTCACTGTTGAACCTATCGCTTTCATCCCTAAAATTTCTACCTTCGCTGAATGAACGTTGATATTTCATCTGAATGTATGCGGGGCTGACAGCGTTATTTAACAAACGCTTGCTTGGGTCTTCTGCATTTGGCATTGCTTTGAAGCCGCAACGTAATCTCAATTCGCTTGGCTTAAGCACAACTTCGCAATTCTGTCTTCCTTGTATAGCGATGTCATTTCTGTCTGGTATAGAGCCTGCGTTTTCAGGATTCGAAATCGGTGTTGGCAACGCATTTCCGATTTGTGAGCCGTCCGTTAATACTTGTGCCGAGTAGTTGAAGGGGTCATAATCGAGCATATATTGCTGGGAGATAATCGGGCCGATGAAGAATCTTCCGCCCTTTGGCGCACTTGGGTTCTGCAAGAATACAAGAACCATTTCACCCACACGTGGATTAACGTGAAGGTGCTTTGGTAGTAACGGAAAAGCGTAAGGCACTCGTTCAAGGTATGGGTCAGCCCTCTCGTTTGGGTCTATTGTAGGTATTCTTACCTTAATTCGTAATCCGTCACTCTCATCAAATACAGATTCAACTCTGCAAAAATAAAAAGATGCTGCCATTATTCAGTCCCCTTTAGTTTCTTTATTTCCTCATCTATTTCATTGTATTCTTCAGACAATTTCACCATTTCCATGTAACGCTGATAACATTCACTTTTTTTCTTTTCGAATTCTTCGTGAAGTTCTTCTTGCCTTTTTTCCATTTCTTGTAAAGTCATATCAAGCAAAATTTAACATTTATACAATCAATCCTACTGCTTCTGAAATCATCGTGTTTACGCCATTAACGACAATCGGGCCGCCGGCATTTCCGCCGACACAAGTTGTCATAATACTTCCCGGTTCGAGAACGTTAACGACTTTTGCATGGTTTTTTATTTCTTTAACCAATTCCTCGCTTACGATTCTCGCAAATGCGCTGACAATGTTTGGAGAACCGTCAGGATTCACACCTGTCGGTATACCGGCTTCAGGCAGTCTTTGTATGATTGCGGCAGTAAGCGCAATTGCCGATAACCCCGGTCTTGTGTATAATTCACACAAGAGCAACAATGGCGGTATTGCAGGGAATGGCGGCCTTACCGCTTTAAACGCATTGTTGATTGAAGATGCTATATTTTGAATCCAACCCATTTCTATTCTTAATTTTAGCAGTTATCATTTCTTGCTTCTCCGTTATCTTCAAGTATATCTGCATAATCCACGTTATCGATATTGAAGTCAAGCAATCCCCTATTGTTTCTGAAGCATTCTATCAGTCTTCTTAACAGATATCTGTAGTATTCCGCCTGTTCTATGGCGTACTTCGCCATTACTCCCAACGCAAGGTCTGAAATAATCTTCATCAGTTCAGCTACAATATAACCGATAAGTTTATCCCTAATCTGTCTCATACAGTCTATGAGAAGTTGTCTGTGCATATCGAGGAAATCCTGTAGCGAGAAGTTTGAATTCATACCCAATATATGAAGGTTGACGGCAAACAATAGATAAAGTTTGGGCGACACTATTGCAGAAGTGATAATGTAAGCAAGATTCGACAACACATTTTCAATGAAATTGACTTTGACGTTAAAATTGAGTTTATTCTGTGTTTCCTCAGATGTCTCAGAAATCGTCCTACTTATTTCATTCAATGAACCTGAAATGATTGTTTGTATCTCTTGTTTGTTTGAAGTTGAACTGAGATTGTTAATGCTGTTTAAAATCATTTCCGGGTCAACCTGTATTGTGCTGTTCTCTTCACCATCTATCGTGAATAATCCTTGGCGCATAAGTTCAGCCTTTCTGACGAGTCTGTCATAATCTTCGTTTGAGAAAGTAAAGAAACAGTCGCTTATGACCGCATCGTCAGTTTCAATGACTGCCTTGACCATTTTCTCGACCTCATTCTTTATGATGAGTTGTTCATATGAGAAATGCAAATCCATTGACAGACAGCCTGTCAATGCGTCAAGCAATTGCGCTGTGACAACTTTGGAATCAAACAACTTAAGAGACATTACGTAATCGGTGTTGAATTCCATAAGTGTCCTTCTGTAATAATAATTCTGCTCGATTGGCAGATACGCGTATGGACTTGCGTTTACCACCTCTTGGTAATATGCGATTTCAGCGGCCTTGATGTCGGCTGAAAGCTCGTTCAAATCTTCAGTTTTTTCGTTTAACTGGTTTACTAAATCATTTTTCTTTTCTGCTAAGTTTAGGTATATTTCTTTTCCGTCAGATGCGCTTATAGAACCAGTCCTAATAGACTCATCATTGTCAAAAATCTCGTTATCGAGTTTGCTTATTTTTTCGTTAAGTTCATCAATGGTCTTGTTTAACTCATTTAATCGCTCATACAATGCGTTTAGGTCTGGTGCCTGAACATTTGGCCTTGCATAACCTAAGAACACTTGAATGCAATTACTGTAAGGTGTCTGTAGGTTACGCTCATTACCCTCAGCGTCTCTTAACGATATGGGTCTTTCGTGGTAATCCACCGTGATTATGCCGCAACCTTTTTCGCATTTTACGGGTTTACCGTGTTCATCTGTTTCTCCCCTGCCGGGCAAATGACATTCAGTTTCTTTTTGTAACATGATTCCGTCTCCGTCAAAAGTGGAATCATTCAAAGTGGAATCGAGAAGATTCACACCATACCAAACGCTTCTGTTTATACCCTTATTCTTAACAAACCAAAGGAATGCGTTGAAATCGGCAGCGTGTTCGAGTTGGGCAAGGTACTCCATACCGTTACAGCCGAAATAGTACCGTTTACCGATGTGTGTGTCGTCCAATGGACAGTAGTACAACATATTCATCACGTCAATTGTCCTGAGGTCGAAAACTACTCCGTTTTTGAGGAGTCCATCGCTTATAATCGGGTCAATGGCACAATTCAGAAGGTTTCTTATATTTGACAGCAATACCGCTTTAACGGCAACTTCAACAGCCGGTAAACCGTACGCGATGAATTTGGCTATGATGTTGATTAACGCGTCATATCCTGATGTGCTTTTGAATACGTCGATAAGGAACTCAAACGGATTACTTGATTCATTGTATGAAATTATCGTATTCGTTTGGTCGAATGCGGGCAATTTATTGAGAATCGTAATCGCAGAATCTATTACCGCAATGCTTTCGGCTTTTATGTTCTGTAGGTTTGCCATTATTTGATTCTGTATTCCCTTCGTTTATTCTCAGATTCTTCTTGCTTTTCCTCGTTTTCTTTTGAGTTGACGATAAGGTCTTCCCAATCTCCAACCGCTTCACTTTCAGCGAACGTCTTTGCGACATTACCGTTGAATTTAAGGATTTCTGTCATAAGTTTTGCGATATCTAACTTCTTACCGATTGCTTTGTCCTTGCTTGTGATGAAGTCATTCATCGCCTTGGCGTATTTCGCTTTTGCGTCCATCGCTTCGTCGTTAAGATTCACCGAATTTGTCAACTTGTTCATTTCGTTCTGCACTTGCTCGATATTCTTGCAAGCGTCGTTATACAATTCCTGCAAAAGAACCTCAATCTTTTCAGGGGAATTTATCTTGAGTTTATATTTTTTCAAAGGTACTGCCATAATCTTTCTGTTTTACCTATAATTACTCGTCAATCGCTTTTTGTTTTGTCAAAAAATACAAACATTTATAGCGTTTCATGGCGTCACGGACTTCCTTTGATGACAGCATTGTATACTCTTTAATGAAATAGTAGACGGATGTCTTGTTGAACTTCTTTGTCTCGATTCTTACGAAGATGTCCTCCCAATTTTTTAGCAACTCAAGCAATGCAAAACCGACACGACGTTCATTTTCCGTTATGTTTTCCGGATTATCTTCCGCGACAATCCTAGAAATTTCGTCTATGGTTGACGCTATGACTTCAGAATGGAATGACGATGCACCGCCCTCGTCTATTCTGTTGTCTTGCTTAGTTCCGCTAAACATGTCATCGTATGAAACCGTAGTCTCGATACGTTTCATATCTTGTGTTCTTTTCGACAATAGGTAATGTTTGCAAACTGTGCCGCAATACGAATATGCCTTGTAGCCCTTCGAAGCGTCAAAGTTATTCACCTTTGTCATAAGGAATGACATTGTGTCGCAGAAAGTGTCTTCAGAATCCTCAGAAGGCGTAAACAAACGGTAACGCCTTCCAATGGATTCTATCATCTTTTTGAGCGCAGGATAAAGTTTTTCACGGAACAGTTTATCTCGATATGTTTGGTCAGTGCTTTCTACATATTCTCTGAACGCATTTTCTTCTTCTTCATAGAAATATCCTGTCTGTTTATCCGGATTCGGCTTTCTACCACGCTTCTTCTTGACTTTCACCTCTTCAGGCGCAGCCGTTTCAATGGGTTTTTCTTCATCTGCCTGCATTTGAAGTCGTGGTGTGCCTGTTATTTCAGAATTTCATCCTTAAGATTTGAAATATCCTTCTTTCTGTCTTCGTCAAAAACGCATTCTCTTAATGCGAGTGCGAACCACTTGGCTCGTTCGTCTTCTGTAGTCGTTTTGATATATTCATCGGTAAGGCTGCTTGGGCGACCCATCACGTGGATGTATCCTTCTTTTGGGACAACCATCAGTTTACAACCTTTTTCCGTCATTCTAAGCATAAGTTCATAGTTGAACGCCAATTTGATTGACGGTTTGTATTTGCAGCAGCGAATAAAATCTTTCGTATTGATGATTGAACCGGTTACGTTGAAAACTGAACATCCTTCAAGCCTTTTACGGTTGATGATGCCGATATCGTCTGTGTCATTTACATCTGGGGTAATAAATGCGGGGCTTAATGCCATTGTGTTGAAATACTGCCAATTTTTACCTTCATTGTCATGGAGAAGATTTACTGGCATAAACATTGAGACGCTTTCGTTTCCGTAATAGTATTCGTGTGCCGACTTGAACCACTTAGGAGTATACTCGTCATCGAATTCAAGGATTGAAAAGAAATCTGTTTTAACGTGGTCAACGGCAAAATTAATCTGTGAACAGAAATCTGTTTCACCCTCGTTCTTTACTGAATTGATTTCAATCTTGTCACCGAAATATGTCTTCATGTCATTAAGCATATTTGTGCTTTCGACATTCGGTGTATAAACAATCAGGCACCTTAAAACACCGTCTGTATAATTTTTCTGTGCTTCTACAACACTATTGATTGCATTTTGCAACAGTTCTTCCACGATTTGGTCGTATTCGTGTACTGGTATAATGATATCAATGTCCTTCATTAGTCTTCCTCCTTCATTTCGCTTTCGATTTTATTTTTCAATGCCGTAAACTCATTCTTTCTATTTTCGAGAATTTCCTTAACATAGTTTCCGACGTTCTCTTTCCACTCGTTATAAGTGTACTTTTCAGCCGTCTTCTGCATACCTTCCACAAGTTTCTCAGGAATTTCATCACGCATCCAACTGCCAACTACAGAAGCGAGAATGTCCGGGACATCATCGATGCTATTGTACCAAACGCCATTATCTAACGGTTCACCTTGCTCATTCGTCATCCAGTTTGGAATCACATCTGGAACTTTTCCGATGAGAATATTCCCGCATTTAATTGCATCCAACGCGCTACGTCCGAATGGTGTGTATGGGTCGTGCCATATTGTGATACAGCCTTCTTTAAGCATCTTAGCGTATTCGTCAACAGGGAGATTCTTAAGTGTTCTGAAAGTCACAAACTGCAATGTTGGGTATTTCCAATAGAAGCACTTAATCATGTGTTCAATGTCGCTTGACATCGGTGCTGCAATATTGACAATGAGTTTCTTTGCTGTAAGCGGCTTTCTCATGCATTCCTGTATACAAGGATAAATTACCTTGCTGTTCACGTATGGGAATACCGATTCAATAAGGTCTGCTTGGTTCTTGTTTGACGCAACTACGTCAATAATGCCATAGTTAGCCCACTGGTCTCCGTAAGGTATGAATTCTGTGACATATTTGAAATTCTGAAGGACGGCGATTCTCTTGCAAGGTAATCCCTTGTCGAAAGTTTCCTTCATAAGACTTGAGAACACTTCAGGGATGAAAAGAATATCTGACGGAGATACTTTCCACGTTCCGCTTGCAATGTTCAGGTGGTTAATTGACGCGTATTCTTCTCCAAGCCAATCTCCAACACCTTCGAACACCCTTGTTTGGTCAATTAACTTACCTGATGATTTAAGTTTCTTCAGTTCGTGCTTAGTGTACTCGTTATTGATTTGGTACAACATACACACATCATAGCCAAGTTCTTTCAATGTAAGTGCCATTTGATACAGATACAGCGATTGACTGTTCGGCGTGTTCTTACAATCGCTCACAAAAAAGTAAATCGATGATTTCTTGTCCGTTATTTTGGCGATTTCCGTGTTGATGTTCGCCAAAACGGTTTTATTCTTATTTTCTGCCATTCGTTTATATGTTTTATCTGTTATTCTTCTATTTTAACCAGAATTCCGAACTTGACTAACGTGTTAAAAGCCAATTTCTGTCGTGGTGTCATTATAATTTCCCCATTACTGTCATATTCGGTTTCAAGTAAAGATTCAAGCAGCATTCTCATCGCATCATATCGCAATGTCTGTGTCTGTGAATTGGTGTTTACCTTAGATTCCACGACTTCCTTAGACAACAGCGTTAAATCCTTGTCGGATTCATAGTTATTTGAATCTTCGCCATAAGTCATTGTGATGATTGTGTTTTTCTCCTTCTCTGAAGCCTTGAGGTCGCAGAAATACGACATATACTTGTCAATGTTAATGTAATACTTTGAACCGCTTATGATGTTTAAGAATTCCATATCAGTCTTGCTCTAAAAGTTTTATAATTGTCTCTTCTTTATCGGTAATAATGTCCATCATCGATTTGAATGTGTGTTCACATTCCACGTCTTTGTTGTAAGGTGCTTCAACCTTTATCACGGTTTTCCCTTCAGGAACATTACTTATCAAATTTGGGTTTGCGGTAATTAATATATCGCATCTGTCCCAAATGGTTGCAGAATCGACAGGAAAGTATATTTCACGGACTCGTGACGGGAGTTTCGATAAGAAGCCAAGTGTCGCCTGTATCGTAAGGTTCGCTTCAAGCGGGCTTACAAGCATAACTTCCGGTATGTTTTCTTCTTCCAAATCCCTTAATGTCGTTTGCAGCCAATCATTAAAACGGTATGACAGCATTCTGTCCATCGGTTGAGCCTTCAAGAACAACTCATAAGCATAATCCACATACTTGAAATTGCTGTAATCCTCACGGCTATCAAAGTGGAATACGTTATAGAAGTCAAAATCAGTCACGTCTTCGAGTTCTATCTCGCAATCAGGGTCGATATTTTTTGTGTATTGGTCAATGAATTGACTTGTGTAGTCCCTGATGACGTCATTCAAATCAATCGCAATCTTTTTAGCCATCTTAATCGGTATAAACTTTTATTTCTTCTCTATCAGAGTTGTAAAACACGAGTCTTGGATATGCGTGGTCAAGGTTCAGTTTTGCGCCGCATTTACAGTCGTGACGTGCAATTCTTTCCATAGTATATGGGTTAATCATTACAGGAAAAGCACTTTTAATTTCAGCACCGCAATATGGGCAGAACGCATGTTTGACCACTGCATTGATTTGTTCAGACCTTGTTAACTGTCTATTTGTCAAATCTTCCTCTGTCACCTTTTCATATGCGTCCTTGAATCTGTTATATGACTGTTCCATGACATCTGTTTCTTCTAATACCGTTTCTGACTGTGCTTTGTTCGACTTGTTAATCATTTCTTGAATGTTGTCATCCAGTTCACGTCTCATAGACTTTAACGCGTCGCGATATTCGTCCATATTAACGGATTTGCCCAAAGAATCTGTTGGCAGTTCAAAGTCCTCATTCATCTTGTCCTTTTCAAACTGCTCTTTGTACTGTTCTAGAATTGATTTTTCGTCCATTGTATAGGATTATTTAGTTTGTTTTATTGAATTATCTGAATTTTGCGTATGTGAACTGCGTTCTATTTTGATTGTCTCTATAACTTCTCGTAAATTGAGCACATTTTTACTGTTTCTGCACATATACTAAAAGAAAGCCCAAAAAACGTTATTTTTCAAGTATCCTATCGATTTCAGCCAACTGTTTTTGCATGCAGTCACGGCATAATTTTCTTCCGAATGTCTGTTCGGCAATTTGCATATCAAGGAACTCAGTATTGTCAACGTCACTTTTCTCTCCGTCTGGTGATGTGACTTCCATCTCGTTCATTGCTTTAGTGCTATAGATGACTTCCTTCCCACAATCCGCACAAACATATACCTCGTCAGGCTTTTCGCCCATAAGGTCGATTTCGAATTCCTTTTTCTCGTTATTTTTGTACTTTTCATCCATTTCCTTGCAATAAAACTCGTCTGTAAGGTCTATTCCGTTGATGTCGGCGTGTGCGTTGAACCTGATTACGTAGTGACCGTCGAATTCGACTACTGTTTTATAGAAGAATTTACTGAATTTATAGAACATCATATCAGGAACCTTATAAGCGTGTAATGTACCAAAACACAAAGTGTCAATGTCAATGACATCACTGCGAATTCCGTCGTCCTTGATACGTTCTATCTCTTTCACGAATCCCTTCGACTTGAAATCCTTGTCATCCGGGTATTTTGAAACGTATAAATCTATTACTACACCATCTTCTTCGTTCCTTTTCTTCACAACAACGCGTTTCACATATGGCTCGATGAAATATCTTGGCACAAAGCCGAATTTTCTCCCAATCGTAATCCAATATTCGGTCTTTTTTCCTCTTTTACCGACTTGCTCAAGACCCTGTTCTACGCCTTCGACTATTGGAAAGTTGGGCTGGATTGTGATTACCTCGTGTTCATCACTGTTTTCATATATAACGAACTTTGAGTCTTGCTTTTCGTCACGCTTAATCGCCAACGTTGGTGAATAATACTTGTATTTTTTCGCTTCTCTGTCGATAACGTATGTTCTGTACCTAAGTTCACGAACCTGCTGTGTTTCTTTACCGGCCAATAAAGCGGTTGACAGTCTGTTTGAGTGCTGTTGCTGCGTTATCTCAGTACCGACATTTTCACTTACGCCTTTAGGCTTAAGAACGTCTTCTTCTGTAATCTTCATACTATAGAAGAATCCGTACCAAATGTCTTTAATTGTTCTCCAAATCCTTTTCATCCTTTTTCTTTCCTGTTTCTTCTAATTCAAATATTCTCTTATCGATTTCCCTTGTGACCATATCATCAATCGCCACGACTTGCTGATATTTCTTTCTAATGCCTGAATCGCCCGAATACAGTTTCATGTCACGGAATAAATCTGCCTTACGCTTCTCGCATAAGCGTGAATACGCTTCGAGTTCAAGTATGAATAATTTGTCAAGTTTCATTTTTTCTAATTTTTAATAGATAATAATACTATAATTAAAAGAAAAATACACACCTTTTCAACTAAAAGTGTGTATTGCCAAACTAATATGTGATTTTTGGTTATTACTTATTCCAAACGTATCTAAACAATCCGCAATCCCATATTTTGAAAGCACCAATCTCTTTTGCCATTTCAGATTCTGTCATTGTTAACGGCAAACCGTATTTTTTGTTCAATAATTTCTTTCTAAAATTGAATTTATGTATTCTTTCTGGATTACTCTTTAATACGTATCTATAATCAGGTTCTAATATTTCATCTAATGTAAAGCCAAGTTTAGTGTATAGGTTATCATCTGCTTTAACTGTCCATCGCCTATCTGCAAAACTCTTTATCGATGACGGATTGAAGTTTTTTATGAAAAATGACAGCAATTTTCCGCCTGCCCCTCTTACGATAAAATTGTTATCTGAAGCGAAACGTGTAAGTTCCCACTCATCTGAATCTTTTATAATTCTTCTGAACGACATTACTGCTACAAGTTCTTTATCACGCATTAAACCTATATGCACTGTAGATTTACCAAACCCTTGTATGTGGTTATCTTCTAAAAATGATTTTGCTTCTTTTCTGTCTATAATCGATACTGTACAAGACCGGGCATTAATTTTTTGTGAATCACAGTTGCATTGAAGTAAATGCTTTAACTTGTTTAACACTATCTTCTTGTTATGTACATACTCATCTTCAAAAATCTGTATTAGTTCAACACCTTTTTTGTTCGCCAATTCGAGTTTTGACAGATGATAATTTTTACCCTTACCAAATTTTTCAGAGTGCCATATAACCCCATTATATTCAATACCGATTTTCAATGAAGGGATGTATATGTCAATTTCGCTTCCATTCAAAACCGTTCTATCGTTGTGCCGTACATTTTCTTTTCCGACCAATTTACATACATATTCATATAGTTCTCTTTCTGCCGATGATTCGACTTTACCGCATATAGAACAGCCAGACCCCTTTAAATGTGACTCTGGGGTTTGCATAAATGAACCGTGTATTGGACATATTATTTCTACTGGGTTTTTAATTCCGTTAATTTTAACTTTAGAATAATCGTACTTGAAGTTGTGAATCACATTACTTCTTTCGATGAATTCGTCAAGCCTTAACTTTGTGTCATCAACGGCACATTTCGCGCAGCCATGACCGTTTAGGTGCTCATAAGCCAATTGTTCAAATTCTCCGTGTATTGGGCATATGATTGTTACCTTTTCATGTATGTCTTTAAATGATATTTTTGAATAATCGTATTTACCGTTATGTACTCTATTCGCCTTATCAATGAATTTATCCCTTGTTATCTTTCTGTTCCTATTTAGTTTGATTCTACCACATTTAGGACATCCTTGATGCAGTTTATAATGTTTGTCTGGCGTTTGCCAAAATTCTCCGTGCTCTTTGCATATTATGCAAACCTTATCACGCATTCTGGTAAAGTGAACCTTTGAATAATCATACTCGTCGCCATGTGCTTCACGAAAGAGTTCAATGACTTCATCTTGTGATAACCCACGGCCTGCACATTTTGGGCATCCCTGTCCATTTATGTGTGGAATTGGCAACTGCTCAAAATCCCCGTGTTTTGGGCATGTGATGATGAGTTTTGTATTTGCGTTCTTATAAACGCTTTTTTCGTAAGAGTATTTATCACCGTGCGTTTTTTGTGCTCGTTTTATGAATTCTTCTGTGGTCATATGCTTTTAAGCGGCCAATTTTTTTGCAAAGGTACTATTTAATTTGGAAATCTACCTATTTATTGTAAAGAAAAAAATTTTCTTTAACTAAATAATTTGTTCTAATACATATATAAATATGGATTTACTTATAAAATCTCCAGTGGAATACGAACCACTGCGCAAAAATCGCTTCCTCCTGCGTTTCCCTTCAGACTTGGGTATTCAGGAGTGGTGGGTAGCATCTGCATCAAGACCAACCATCACACAAAATGAAACCGAAATCCCATTCCTCAACACATCAAACTGGGTTGTTGGTAGGTATTTATGGGAGCAACTTACAGTAACTCTTCGTGACCCAATCGGTCCAAGTGCTTCCCAAGCAGTTATGGAGTGGGTACGTCTGCACTCAGAGTCCGTTACAGGCCGTCAAGGTTATGCAGTTGCCTACAAGAGAGACCTTATCCTTGAAATGCTCGACCCAACCGGTACGGCAGTTTCTCAATGGATTCTCAAATCTTGCATGATTGCAAGTGCTGCATTCGGTGAACTGAGTTATGACGATGACTCGCTGGCCGACATCACACTTCAGATTAGACCTCAGTATTGCATCTTGAGTTTCTAATGCGAGAAATGACACGAAAACAAATAAGGGGATGTACTTAGGTACGCCCCCTTATTTTTGTTATGGTCAAAACTTATTTTCTCTTTGCCTTGTTCTTTCCTTTGTATACCATTTGGCATTCAAAGATATTGTTGTTGTCGTCAAGGAAAAGGAACTTACTGTTTTTAATGCTCATAATGGAAAGTGACGGTGAACCGTGGGAAACAGACTCGTTTAATACGGAAGTAATGCCGTTTAACTTTTCATCCACAACAGATTCGACGATTTGTCTAATCAAGTCATAGTCGACTGAAGAAGACGCTTTTGGCGTTCTTTGAATGGTGTTTTCGTTGATTTTCTCCTTCTGTTTCTCGTCGTATTTGTCCAAATCTGTAAGAATCTTCATCGATTTTTGGATACCGGGCATTGACCTTTGAAGTTTTTCCTCAAGTTCGGTCATTTTTGGGTCTTCAATCGGAGACATTACCAACGGATTTGACATGATGGACTGTTTAATGCTTTCGGGAAGACCGCTGCTTGTGATTGCGCTTGCCGACAACTGAGAAGTCATCCTTTTCATTTCCTGTTTCGGGTCGTATGATTGTGATTCTTCAACCACATCGCCATATACCATATCATCGAATTGTCTTACCTGCGCTTCACGCAACTCTTTAGCGTTTCCGTATGCCGGAATAGAACTTGGGGGGACGCGTCGTGACTCGACGGACTCCCTGTTGTACTTCACACTATTGCCAATATTTTCAATTTCATTCAAGTCCATATTATTAATGTTTTAATGAATTAAACTGAACTTTTCTAATTTTTCAACACTTATCTTCTCGGAATCTTGCTTAAATCAATCTTTGACGCGTTTGCTATCTTCTGACGAAGTTCTTCCATTCCCCTTTCGGTGTCTGTCTTATAAAGGTTGTCGTCTTTTCCGCTTAACCTGTTATTCAAGTCACCTATATTGATTCTGTCGGATGTGTCACCCAACTTATTTCTGAGGTCAGTGAGTTCTTCTTCTGACGGTGTTTCTTGGCTTTGCGGATTGCTGACGCTGCCAACAGGACCGTCTGATTTCGGCTCTGTAGGCTCTTTTGTTTGCGGCTGTGTGTTTTGCTTCAGTTTAGGCTCTTGCGGTGCTTTTGGCTTTTGTGCCAAATCCTTCATCGTTATAGGGTTGTCTATTTGTTCCCTGCTGCGTTGGATTGACCGTTCTGTATCTGTCTTATATACACCGTTGTCATCGCCGAATTCTGCTACCTTGTAAACAACTGACATAGTTTTATCTCCGCTATCGTTAAAGTCACCAAGCCCTTTGTAGATTTCGGATGCCGGCATTGAAAACGTCTGATTTGTTTCCTTCCAATTCGTGATTCTGTCAAGACGGAAGAATTTCCATGCAGGCGTTTTTGTCGTTGTATCTCCGTAAGGCTCGAACGCACGAATGACAGGATTGCCGGCTTTCGTCAATCCATAAGCGTAGACTTCAATCACACGAGCACCGTTTGCGTCATCTTTACCGTCGCTTTGGTAGTTAATCACAACCCTGCTATGATTATTGATGGCATTGTTTACATCGTCTTCCGTGACTGACTCTTCAAGCAATATTTGCTCAAGAAGTTCTCTTAACATAGATTAGGGTACTCTATACTGTCCTTCTCTTACATTTGCAGTCGTGTCGACAATACGTGCTGAATACTGTTCTACTGCGTTATACATACTTCTTGCCAATGCAGTCTCACGGGCAAGGTTGTCGTCTGCGTTACCTGCGTGGCTTGATACTGCGGTGTCGAAGTTTGAATAGTCAAATACACCTAATGAACCGTTGCAGTTTGGAAGCCAATAACCGTGACCTCCGTGACCTGTACCCTTACCTTGTGCATCACCAGTCGCTCTTGCGTCCGGGTGGGTTGCTGAATATTGGTTATCTCTGCTATAGTCACTTCTTACAATTTCCTCATGACGTTCTTCAATTGAACGTTTTTCCAAACATGATTGCATATCCTTTTTTAATTTAGTCTTTTATTATATAGATAAATATTAGTTAACGTGTTTTTAGTATCTCGAATGCGGCCAAGGTGCATTATCGTATGTTGGGCGATAACTATATTTTCCATTATCACTGGTTCTGTAATTCGGTTGTGCGCTATGCCTACTATCATAAAATGGGTCAGGCTGAAGCCCACGTCTCATTTTTTCGTCTTTCAGTACGGTTTCTGCGTTAAGGATTGCGCTTCTAATCAATTTTGTGACTGTTTGAAAACGAGGGTCGTCAATGGTATCTCCATCTGATTCACTGTCTTTTATGTCCCAATAGCAATCTTTCAATGCACGAATAACCCTTGGAAGTATTGAGTCCCCATCTTTTTTGCCCTTATAAAGCGTACTGAATGCATCATCTTCAAACTCTTGGTCTGCTTGAGGTGGCGTACCGTATGCTTCATTGATAGCACTTAATATCATTGAATGCAAGTCATTTTCTGTTATTTTAATCTTTCTTTTCATTCGTTTTAACGGTTTTTATATAAATAGTTCCGACATTTAACATTTATTGTGTTGTTTGTCTTATAAAAAGTAGTACCTTTGCAAAAAATGTAAATAATGAGGATATGTTAACAGAACAGAAAATCAACACAAATTACCTCGCCTACATAAAAAGGCTTGAGAAGTACGGTGTCTATTCGGAAGAAATGATGAACGACATTGGCGAATTAGTCAAAAACGCAACATTTTCGATGAAAGACGAACAGGGTGGCGCATATCAGGGTGCAATGATTGACGTTGTATTGAATGTATTGTGCAAAATCGGTTACGAAATCAATGAAAAGGCGTTTGGGGACAATGAAAACATGTCTCATCCGTTACTTAAATGCAACATGGATATGCTGATGCGTGTTTTATTGTTACAGCACATCGCTAAGTGTGAAATGTTCGTTCCTGAACGAGAGTCGTATTGGATTAAGAAGGGCAATCTTTACAATTGGAATGAAAACCTCGAAATACGCGGTATGAAACTTGGTGAACGTTCAATATACCTTTGCCAAAAATATGGTATCAAATTAACTGAAACTGAATACGATGCCATTAAGACCGTTGACAAGGATGAAGACGAGAAATCGCTATTCTACATTTCGCCACTTGCAGCGATTGTTCGTGCGGCAAATATGTTTACCACTGTTGAACTGAGAAGAAGGTTCACTAATAATAAAAAGAAAGAGACAACTGAACAATGAAAGACATTCAACTAAGATTCGTTAATAAGTCACCTAACGAAGACCCTTGTTACAAAAAGGAAGGTGACAGTGGATTTGACCTTCGTGCATGGCTTAATGAAGAAACTGAGTCTACTGTAAAATATGCTGAACCTGTTGGTAAAAAGTATATCATAATTGCACCGCTTGAACGCGTGCTCATTCATACAGGTTTATATTTCGACGTGCCTGAAGGAATGGAGATTCAAGTCCGTCCACGAAGCGGAATGGCGTTAAAACGTGGACTTAGTGTATTGAACACTCCGGGAACGATTGACTCTAATTACACCGGTGAAGTATGCATTATTGCAGTTAATTTATCTAATAGTAACATCGTAATCGAAGACGGTGAACGCATTGCTCAGGCTGCATTATGTCCCGTTTTTGGTGGTTGGGCTACTGAACTCACAAAGGTAGATGACTTAAACAAAGTAACTGAACGTGGTTCAGACGGTTTTAACAGTACTGGTTCGAAATAAGTACATATTTATAATAAAAACAATGTAATTATGAGCACAGAATTAGGTAAAATCAAGTATTTAATGGAGCGTATGGAACGTCCATATACAAGTGCGCTGAATGAAGCCAAAACCCCACGAGTATATTATGACTTTAATGAATTCATCGATATGCTTAAGTCAATCAAGGGCGGAACAAGAATTACTCTTGGTTATGTCAGTGATGCTAAACTCGCTCCGCCAAAGGTTCAACGAATTAACCCGGCAACAGGACGAAAGAAAGGGTATCCCGATTACTCAGTAATTCAACACGAGGGCGAAGGCGAGATTGCTTCTGCCGTAAGAGTACGTAGATATAACATTAACTTCAGAAATCCTGATTCAGTTAACCGTGAATACGGAGAATGGAAGAACAGTGTCAATGACATTCTTGTGGGTAAGGGTCTTCAAAAGATGAAGGATAAAGAAGACAACTACAAGGATTCTGTTAACTACGGTGGAAAAGGCGGTGTAGAAGTTTACACCGGTAAAAATGCAGAGCATCAGGGTGAAGGCTATATTCCTTATAACCTCTATGGAATTAAGCCGATTAGCGATGACACTTATGCTATCGACGCTGAAGGACATATTCTTGGTAAGGTGTCACCTGAAGACCTTGTTAAATATGCGGCTAAGACATATAAGTATGTTCCTGGACTGTCTGAACTTAAGAAGATGAATGCAACGCAGGAAGAGATGGACGCACACATCAAGCAGATTGAAGACCTCAAGATGTTCTACATGGTGTTCAAATGGAGTTCGCTGATGTTCGTTTCAGCAACAATTGACGGAGAGAAGAGACTCCTTGTGAACCAAGGTCTGAAACGTGTCGTTGACGATGTTAACATTAACCCACAGGAATTCCTTCAGTTGCTTGACAACTATTATATGCCTTCAATCACAGACACAATTGACTAATAGTATTCCATAGTATAAATTTTAGTATAATTTTAAACCCCGGCAGATGTAAATCTATCGGGGTTTTTTAATATCAGTTATATCGTTCTGTAACGTCATCTACGATATCGAAATGCAACACATCCCTATGGTATATCTCCTCCATATCGTATCTAATTTTCAAATCGATGTAATACCTTGACGGAATCAAATCGTTTGTGTTAATAAGGAAATAATTCGTGTTATAAACACGTTCAAGCGGTGAATAGTCTATCACATCAATCTCACGCGTTCCAT